AGATAGTGCCGGACGGATTGAAAAAGCCCTTCATGCCTTCAACCAAGTTAGCGTTAGCTGCTGGGTTTACAGTTGCGTACCTGTTGTTCATCGGAGATGCAAACTCATTCATCTTTTGGTTACCTTGCAGCAATACCAAAGAGGTTGAAGGAGTAGTACCAGGAGTACCAACAGAGGAGTAGATGCTCTTGTAAGCAGAAGCTACATCATTGTCAATACTGGCCGCCAGTTGAGAAATACGCGGTTTAAGTACACGATCCGCAAAGTCGTCTAATTGCATTGTCAGCTCGGCGCTTGTGAAGTTAATGCCGATATGCTTTTGCGAAGAAACGGCCAGAGTTGTAAACTGCTCATTGTCGTCCTGTACTTGCAGGGCGGCTCCATCAGTTACTAGAGCACGATCTGGTAGACGGATACGCAGAGTAGAACCAATTTTTGCACCTTCAACGGCAAAAGAGTCGTCATAGGCGCGGTTACAGTTACGTGTAATCACCAAGTTGTTCTCTAGGATTTCTAGAGACTTTCTTGTGATCATGTCGATGGTTAAAAGGCTATTCGCCATGCTTTATTCTCCTAAAATATATCAATATGTCTTAGCTTCCTGCTTCTTTACCTGTCTTGCTCTTTCGGCATTGATCCATTCTGTAGTCGTCATAGTTTTCATAGAACGAGGGTCAGTTGTATCATACGCCGGTGAGCCGCTGCCTTTGGCAGTAACTGGTGAAATCGGTGCAGGCGCGTTAGACGTTCTTTTTGTAAGTGGCTCAGAAACCAACTTGGCTTCCAATTTACCAATTTCTTTAGCCTGCGAGAGAGGTAACAAACGCGATATACGCTCCGCTTCCTTCGGATTAGCACCAAGATAATATGCTACATCTGGCCCTATATCCGAGGACTGAATTGTCTCGGCCATTACGTCAGTGATTCGTATGCTAGGGTTGTACGCAACTTGTTCAAAGTCAGCGTATTTAGTTCTAGCGTCTTCTTCCCTGTCGTGGTAAGCCTCAATAATTTCAGACTTTTGCCTTTTGCTTTCCCGTTCTTCAATTAGCTTTTCTGCTTTGTGCATAGCCAGTGCATCGGCGTAAGCATCAACAGTTTCAAACTGCTCAATAGGCGGTACAACAACAGGCGCTTGTGGGCGGTCACGTTCCCACTTTCGTTGCTCTCTTGCAAGCCTCTTACCAATAGCTGCATCAAGTTCCTCCTGAGAGAATGACTTGGCTTCCGACAATGCTTCTACAGGTTCCGGTGTTGTCGTGACTACCGGTTCCGACGCGGGTTCAATCGCTTCTTCCATTTTGACTCCTAAGAATCCCTAGCTAACTGAGCTAGTGCAGTTTAAGTTTTAATTATGTAGCACAGAGCGTAGTACGGAGGCATATTAGCATTAGTTGGGCTTACACCGGCTGTAGCTACTGTAGTAGTGATACTAGCAACTGACGAATCAGTAGTCCCCGTAGCGTAGCCAACTGGCCCTCCAGCCATAGCTCCGATTGTGTTGGAAGATGGACCGCCGCCGCCAGCATTAATAACAGCCGTGTGTGTGTGGCCAGAATCCGTTGATGTAGCCGTGTGAGTATGCGTAGGTACAACCAGGTCTGTACTACCGCCCGCAGCCGCAGGTGCGTAAAGATTACCCGCGCCAAGTATAAATCTATCTGCTAAATTTGGTGTGCTGTACGCTCCGTTGCACAACAACCATCCAGCCGGTATAGACGCTACCGAGCCGCTCCACAGGATTATGCCTCCTACCGGTATGGCTGCTACAGCGCTTAGCTGTACAAAAGCTGTAGTGGCTAGCTGAGTAGTATTAGTACCACTTATTGCAGTAGGGGCTGTAGGTACACCGGTAAAGGCTGGGCTAATGTTAAGCCCACCTATATTGTCCGAAGTCCATATAGTTACGTCGTTAGAATCTTTAAGCAAAAACTTGTACGAAGCAGGAGACAACCAAATAGCTGCCTCGCCCCTGGTATCAAGTATCACTGGGTTAGTGTTAGCGGTTGCGCCGGTGCTGTCGGTATAACTAGCTAGAGGAGTAGTAGTCCCCGCCGCGTATGTGTATACCTTTCCACCGATTAGCGGTGCGCCAGCAGTTGTTGTAAACTGCATTAAAGGACTAGCTGTTAAAGTAAAGGCCATTATTTAGCTTCCAGTGCTTTCAGTTCATCAAGAGAGGTTAGCTCGTCTACTTGTTTTGTTATATCTCGCAGACGTTGCTTTTCGGAAATAATTACTCATGTATCTGCACCACTTTCAAGTGCTGTGATGATGGCTTGTTCAATATCTGCACGTTTTGTCTCGGCGTAAGCATCAATGTTTTCTTGTGTCCACTGAGCAAGTGGCTTTAACTCGCTGTCTCCAAAAACAACAGTTACAGAGCCTTTTGCGTATCTGCTCAATTCATCAGTACCTTGCATTTCAAAAACCCCGATGTTTGCATAACCGCGATTATTTGCGCTCAAGTGCTTAACCACCCACTCGTATGTAATAGACATTTATGCTCCTTAACTATTCATTGTAAGTGCGGCGACTTGAACTGTGTAAGTACCAGAACCCATTGCCACACGGTAGGTGCTTCCTGATTGACTGTATGTTCGTGCTGCGGGTGAAGCCGCAATTGACAGCGAGGTAATTACATTTACCGTGGCTGTTCCCAATCCAAACATAACTAAATCTTGGAATCTGTTAGTTCCGTCAGACCCGTGAATTAAACACAAAGAACCATAAAGACTAGGGGTCAGAATTACCACAGCGGAGGTTGATACGCTTGTAGTTTGTTGCTGTTGAACATAAAGAGTTGAGCCTCCTATTGTGGAGACCGGAGTGTATGTTGTTGCATTTGCCGTTCCTGCACTTACAGTCAATTTATAACCTGGCGAAGTAGTACCAATCCCCACCAAGCCCGCGCTATCAATACGCATACGCTCTGCGCCGCTGGTATAAAACTTTGTTGCTGTATTTTCTTGGTTGTTAAAAATTACATCATTTGAACCATCGTAGCCGATTAAAACCCCGTCAGTAGCAGATGTTCCTGTAGCAGAATTTGTTATTTGAACCTGACCGCCACTACCAGCGGTTGTATTTACTTGTAATTTTTGATTCGGAGAACTTGTGCCAATCCCCACATTACCGCTGGAGTCGATACGCATACGCTCTGCGCCAGCCGTACTAGCAGCAACCGTATCAGCGGCGGGGAAGAAGATGCCAGTGTCGGCTGTGCCAGTGGTTGATACGATGGCAGGTAGTGCCGCTGTGCCAGCTTGTACAGTTGTAACACCCGTAGCCGACAGCGTAGTAAATGCGCCTGCTGCGGCTGTTGTAGCGCCTACCGTCCCGTTGATATTTATACTGGCAGTGCCAGTAAGGTTAGTGACTGTGCCGCTTGATGGAGTACCTAAAGCTGGTGTTACCAGAGTAGGGCTTGTTGCAAAAACATTTGCCCCCGATCCTGTTTCATCTGTTAACGCGGTAGCTAACTGGGCTGAAGTAAACGAACCTAAAGAAGCGGCATTACCTACAGACGTAACCATTCCTGTCAGATTAGCGTTAGTCGTTACCGTTGCAGCATTACCAGTTGTACTTTGGTTCAATGTTGGAAAGTCAGCAGCTATTGCAGCACTTAACGCTGTTCCATCACCTTTAATTATGCCAGTAACGCTTGTTGTTAAAGTGATTGCTGGGGTAACAGAAGCAGTAGCGACTGTGCCAGCTAGTCCATTAGCTGTGACTACAGATACAGAAGTTACTGTACCGCTTCCAGAAGCAGCAGTATTGCCGTTCAGCTTCTGTATAGCTTGTAGAATTGTATCTGTAGCGGCTACTACGCCAGCACCAGATGTAAAGCCTGTAATAACCTTACCAATAACAGCAGAGTTAGTTAGGGTGGCGGCGTTACCTACTGAAGTCGCTTCGCCTGTAAGATTAGCGTTAGTTACAACCGTTGCGGCATTACCGACTGAAGTTACACCACCAGTCAGATTGGCATTAGTTACAACCGTTGCGGCATTACCGACTGAAGTTACACCACCAGTCAGATTAGCGTTTGTTACCACCGTTGCGGCATTACCGACTGAAGTTACCCCACCAGTCAGGTTAGCGTTTGTTACCACCGTTGCGGCATTACCGACTGAAGTTACCCCACCAGTCAGGTTAGCGTTTGTTACTACAGTTGTAGCATTACCAACTGAAGTAACCATTCCAGTCAGATTAGCGTTAGTGGAGTCATTGCCGTCCAGCTTCTGTATAGCTTGTAGAATACTGTCTGTAGCAGCGACTGTGCCTGCACCAGATACATAACCGGTGATAACCTTACCAATAACAGCAGAGTTAGTTAGGGTGGCGGCGTTACCTACTGAAGTCGCTTCGCCTGTAAGATTAGCGTTAGTTGTGACGTTACCAGCAGTCAGCCCAGCAGCAGTTCCTGTTATATTTGTACCTACAAGAGCCGTAGGAGTACCCAAAGCAGGAGTAACCAGAGTTGGGCTTGTTGCTAATACTACCGCGCCACTTCCTGTTGTTCCGTTAGTTATCTGAGTAGCAGGTATGGCGATAGTTGTATCCGCCGCTGCGGTTAGCCTACCTTGTGCGTTAACAGTAAACGTGCCTACCGCAGTAGCTGATCCATACGCCCCCGCAGTTACAGCAGTATTAGGTAGTACGTTACTAATCGCAACCTGGCTAGTAATGCCCCCTTGTACTAATGGGAATACCTCCGTCCCCGTTAGGGGCGTGGTGGCGGCTGGTAACTGGGTAATCTTTTTATTAGCCATAGTTTACTCGTATATAAATGTAGCTGCTACCGTTCCGCTAATGACCACGTACAAACCGTTAGAAAAGAAAATACCACCTTCAGACGGCATCAAAGGATACATAGTAGCCGCAGTAGGGGTAAATACACTGATAATTGTTTTAGTCGTGGTAGTGGTGGCTGAATCGTAAATTGTAATAGTAGGTGTTCCACTAGCCGCACTTACAAAGATTCCTTTTAGCTTACCGGCTGAAGTCTTTAGGTTAGTAGTTGCGGATATGTTTCGATAGTCTGACATTTTATTTCCTTTATGCTAAAAACCTAAGTTTATATATCGTTCTTAAATAAATTTCTATTATGTTATCAATGAGTTGTTGTAACGAGCTATCAGACTTATCACATACCTCATACCTAGCGTCCTCAATTTCTTTCAGCGAGCCTTGTAAGAACTCTATGATATTAGCTGTTTTCTTTGCTGAGTGTAAGGGGATAGCCCCTATTAATCCATGTCTGCCTTGGTACGCTTCTGCAAAATCATCGGCAGCGCCAACAATACGGTCATAGAAAATGTTAAGTGCCTTGTGCTTACTAAAGCTCCTAGTGTTCAAATGTACGCTGTGAGCAACATCACGTGCTAAGAATAGTGTACCAATAAAGGCTGCGGCTTTCATTGCATCCCTCCTTCCATACCTTCTGGTGGCATACCTTCCATAGGCATACCTTGTGGTGGCATACCTTCTGGTGGCATCATATCCTCATCTCTACTTGGCATTTCGCTTAATAAGTCTCCGCTGCTAAGCATACCATGAATAGACCCCATGACTATTTCTTGCACATCGGATTCGCTCAAGCCGCCTTGTATAGCGGTGATACGTTTAGTCTCGGCGTCGTACATCTTAATGGACGCTTCAAACTCTTTAACCTGCAAAGTCTGATCTTCTATGGACTTATGGACATTCTGCAACATACCGTGCATTTGTTCCATTTCCTTGCCCATCATTTCTATTTGTTGTTTAGCTGCTTGCATCTCCGGTGATTCGTCGCTATCTGCTAGCAGCTTTGGATCAATAGTCTTGGCAAAGCGTTTAGCCATTTCCTCTGCACCTGGCCAATCCATGTTCTTGATGAACAGATCGCCAGCTACTTGCCAGAGTTGAGGAGCACTTTGCAACAGTTGACCCATAGCCTCTAGCGACTCTTGGCGTTTGGTCATGTAGCTCGGGCCGGTAGTCACACATACATCATACTTGCCCACACTTGGGTTATATATCTTTTCTATAACAATGCCGTTTTGGTCAACTATTTTTTTAACAGACTCTTGTTGGTTAGGATCAATCTTAGCTGATTTTGTTGTGCCGTCTACCCCTATGATGCGGGCTATACGCTGTGTATCGTAGATTTTAGGTATCATATCAACAAGCTGACGAGTTCCGTACCGAATAGCCCTCGCTAGATTGTCTACATAATGGTACGTGCCAGTGTCAGCCTGTCTTTCTCTAGCCAAAATAGCCTTGCCAGAGCGCTCGTTAGATGTAGCTCCAAGACTTGTGTTGTACTGCCCAGTTGTACTTTTAATGTCGTCGCTAGCCCCTGCTTTAGCCTGCAAAAGCCCACTTGAAGCCATAGGCGGTTGTGAGCGTTGTGGCAGTGGCAGAATAGCACCTTGACCATCTGTTACATCTGGGTTTACTTCTAAATATGGCCAGTTAGTTGTGTTGGCTGTTTTCCATTGATTTTCATATCCCTCAAACTGACCGCCATAACCTATAAACGGTGCTTTAGGTGCTAGAGCCAGCATTTCCGCCTCTTGGCTAACCCAATAGTTGTACATACGTTGCGCGTCTTTCGCGTTACGTACCAAACCTGATACGTACAACCTTCCGTCCACCTCAAATTCGTTTCCAACTACACGTATTACAGGTATGTACTTGCCCGCCCAGTCTTGTGTCTCTAACATTTCAAAACCGTTAGTTTTGCACCATTTGACCTTTTTTACATCTACATGCCTAGTTTTTATGGGCTTCATGCCCATGCCCTTCATTTGAACGTCCTCTCTTGAGCCTTCAGTAGCACTTACGTTGCCGTGGTACAGGTTTAGCTTCTCTTTAGAGTGTTCTATGTGGAAATATTCAGCAATTCGTACAGTATCCTCGTTTATCCACTGAGATAAAGACTGATCGCCTACGCCTTGCTGCATAATGCTAGAAATTGGGGCTGCGTCTGGAAACAGACGCTCGTATTCTACCTTAGTGATGTCCTCAGTAATAAAACAATACTCTGCGTCTGACCCGCAAGGGTCTTGTATAGTTGGATCCATGTACACACTGAACGAGTTACGAATACGCCCTATACGAATGTCTTGGTCGAAGCTGCCATCGTCGCAATACTCTGTAAGCAGACGGAAATACCCCTCACCATACGTTACCTGGTTCTCACAAGCTGTGTCGTAGGCTACGTCAGCGTCCGAGATGTACTCAATGTGCCTGACGATACCGTCAAATATCTCAGCTACCTCTACATCGCCTTTATCGTCAGCAGGAATTACCTTGCCGCTTGGCCGGTTCTGTCTTTGGTCGTTAGTTACTTGCTTTACGTGCTGTGGAAGTTTGTTAATAGTTAAACAGGGTCGTGCATTAATCGTTTGCCCTTGTATCGAGCCTCTCGTTGACAATACGTCCGCAGGCCATTGCCATTGGTTGTCTGGTGAGCCTGCGTTAAACCTTAAATCGTCCAGTTCATCCTCACGGCTTTCAGATAGCGCAGATACCGCCATCGTAAAGCGTGAACGCATTAAAGATAGATACTCTGCTGATTTTGAGTTGCCGTCGGCTACTTTACCGACAATATCCATGTCGTGTGCCATTATTTTTTCTTAGATTTTACCGCGAGGGCTATTGCAACTGCTTGTTTAATAGGCTTTCCTGCCTTAACTTCAACCTTTATCATCTTTGGTATAGACATCGACTTTTTTAGCGGCATTTTATTTACCTTTCTTAGCAGTTTTGGCTGAGTCTTTAAAATCTTTGGCAGTCGGCGCGCCTTTTGCACCAGGTTTACGCATAGTTTCTTTAGAGCCTGCTGCAATTCTTTCACGTTTAGCATTAATATTAGCGTACAGTCCGTTTTTCATTAACAGTTCCAATTCTTTAGAGACGCTTTAGCTCGCGGGGCATCGCCTTTAGCGTGTTTAACTACGCCAGACATTCTGGCACAAAATGATGCTTTTCTACCTTCATCTGCTTTTGTTTTAGGATTAGGAGCTGGTGGCTTTAAGTTACTATTGTTCTTTGCGTTATACTCGGCTCGACCTTTGGCAGTCATGCCTGCGCCCTTATCAGTAGGGTTATAGTTCTTACCCTTACCGGTGGTAGTACGTGGTATCGCCATGCTAGCTCCCCATCCAAGAATTCATAACGCCTTGCGGTGAATAATTACGCTTAACCGCCTCAGTATACTCTCTATGTGCTACAGGAAACGCAAAAGTCACTGCAAGTGCATCGGCAGCGTCAGGGGACGCCAAGCCTCTTGCCCTCATCTCTTTCTTTCCCTCTAAAAATATAGTACCAGACGAGTTAGGCTTCTTCATTGGACCTACTAAGTCTGCTTTTAGTTGTCTATCATCTGCTATGCTAGCAGACTTTAGCCATTCCCTCATACTATTCCACATTTCCGCGCGTTTATTACCAAAAGCTATGGATTGTTTAGCCCTACTGCCGAAGTTAACACCTCGTACCTTATACCGCTGTTCTACTAGCCTGTCAAGTATACCGTAGCCTAATCCGCCCTCATCAATTACTGTCAGCGCGGGCTTATATTCTTCCATCGCGTCAATTACTCGCCCGACGATAGTCATAGTGTCCTCGCCTGAGTACCTCTTTATAGCTACCAGGTCCCTGCCTTGGCGCACCGCGATCACCGTACTATCTGCGCCGCCTCGCGCTGGGTCTACCCCTATAACTATAGGAGCCGTCAGGTCTTTATATCTTTCTCTAGCCATCGCATCGTCCACCAGCATCGGGCTGATGAACTGATCCTCACCCGCGCTGGGGAATTCCCCGTACACTTCAATCCTAGCTTGCGGGGAGTCCTCACCATTCTCTGCAATAATCTGGGCATATACTTGTTTATCCGTGTCTTCTACGGTTCTTGCGTCAACTATTCTGGTTTTCCAGAAGGCGCGTTTGGCGTGGAAGCATTCAAAAAAATAACCCTCATTCCTTCGAGGGTTACTAAAAGCGAACCAGTACCTATCTAATATATTCTCAGTAAAGAACCCAGCGCCAACGTCCCAGATAGGGTTAGGTATTCCGCTTGATTCATCAAATATCAACATCATTCCGTCGTGGTTGTGTACGCCCGCGTAGCTGTCCGGATTCTCAGCAGACCACAGCTTACCCTCCGCCGCCCAGTACCGCGTTCCTTTCTTCAGGTCGCGCTCCACCAGTTCGCATAGCCATTTAGCCGGTACGAGCTTGGTTGCGCTGATCTCCCACCAGTGAGAGTTGATAATCATAGCCTGCCACTTGGTCAGTTCACCCCAAGTTACCGACTTCAACTGACTTTCACTGTTTGCCGACACCACCACCGAGCTACCTATGCGAGTGGTCAACATCCATAATATAAGCCACGCAACTAGCGCCGACTTACCAATCCCCCGTCCACTACTGACCGCAGCCCGTAGCGTGTCCATCTGAATCTGACCTTTATTAGCGTCTATGTGCGCCTTTATTTCGCGCAGCACTTCCCGCTGCCATTGTCGTGGCCCTTTAAAATTAGCGAGTGGAGTATTCTTCTGCCCCCAGGGAAAAGCGAATAGTACGAAATTTTCGGGATTGTCTGCTAGCTTGGTAGACCAGAGCCGTTGCATCAGCAACTGCTCCTCGTCAGACTTATATATCGGTAGCTGCATCAATTACCCTTCCTTGAGCTTCAAGTAGCGCTTGAGTGATGCTGATTTTCTGGTATACGTCAACAGATATCTCCTGTTTAGCCGTCCAGCCGTATACGTGCTGTAGTATTGCTAGCGCTGCTTTTGCGTCACCTTCGCGGGCGGCAGACCGTAGTTGCGTGGCGGCTTCTAGCTCACCATCTGCTCTACCCTTCAACGCCGCCATATCCGCAAGGGGGTCCATTTGGCATAGTTGCCGGTATTCGCTAGGCATCATACCGGCGGCTAGCGCCAAAGAGTCACCTTTTAGCCCTATATTAGCAGCGTCGTATATCTTTTGTAGCCGCGCTTCGGTGGCCTGTATTACTCTAGGACTGTATGGTAAGGATAGCATTTGCGGACAGTATCATATAGTCAAATAGTCATGCAAC